GTACGGTGGAATGTGCCACGGCATGTATGCGAAATCTGCTTTAGACCTACAGGCATGTTGCGCACAGTACGGGATCGAATGTAAGTTCTCATTCATCTTCAACGAATCTCTAATCACACGCGCAAGAAACTATCTGGTAGACGAATTCCTTCGCTCCGGTTTCACGCATCTTCTGTTCATCGACGCTGACATTCACTATGATCCGCGTGACGTGATCGCACTGGTCGCACTCAAGAAGGATGTGGTCGGTGGACCGTATCCGAAGAAGAGCATCAAGTGGGGCGCAGTCGCAGAAGCCCTCAAGAAGAATCCTAACATCAAGCCGGAAGAGCTAGAGAAAGTCGCGGGTGACTTTGTGTTCAATCCCGTTCCCGGCACCGAGAAGTTTGGTATCGGTGATCCTATTTCCGTTCTGGAAATCGGCACCGGCTACATGCTAGTCAAGCGCGAAGTCTTCGACAAGCTGAAAGAGGCGTTTCCCGGTATCGAATACAAGCCGGATCATGTCGGTCAGCCTAACTTCGATGGTAGCCGCATGATTCATGCGTACTTCGACACTGTGATCGACACGAAGGAATCCTACACTGGTGGCGGTACGATGCGCTACCTGTCGGAAGACTACATGTTCTGTCAGTTGTGGCGCAAGATCGGCGGCGAGATTTACCTCTGCCCATGGATGAAGACACACCACATTGGCACGTATGCCTTTACGGGTGACATGGCAGCAGTCGCGAACTACGTCGGAACACTCTGACATGATTATCGGTCTGGTTGGGTTTATTGGTTCTGGTAAAGGAACGGTAGCCGACATTCTTGTTCGCAAGCACGGCTTCCATAAAGAGTCCTTTGCCAATGCGGTGAAAGACGCTGTGGCTCCCATCTTCGGATGGGATCGCACAATGTTGGAAGGTGACACTCCCGAGTCCCGGCAGTGGCGGGAGACTCCGGATCCATGGTGGTCGGAAAAGTTGGGGCGCGAGTTCTCCCCTCGGTTGGCGCTTCAACTCATGGGTACGGAGTCTGGTCGCAACGTCTTTCACCGTGACGTTTGGGTTCTGTCGTTCATTCGACGCACGGATCCCGCAAAGCATTACGTCCTCGCTGACGTTAGATTCCCAAATGAAATTGACTTGATCCGCGATAGCGGCGGCAAGGTCATTCGCGTCAAGCGAGGACCGGAGCCTGATTGGTATGACACTGCGGAAGCGTACAACGTCATGACCAATTGGGACGGTTCGATTCAGCAGATGAAAAAGCACCCTAATGTCCATTACAGTGAGTGGGCGTGGATCGGCAAGAAGTTCGATGAAGAGGTTTCTAATTCAACTTCTCTTGAAGATCTTGAAAAGAAGGTTGTTAAACTGATCAGGGTGTGATACACTATACACACGTTTTGGAGTTACTATGAAGCTAAGTGAACTGACCATTGAAATCCTCAAGAATTTTGCGACTCTAAATCAGTCGCTACAGTTTCGGAAGGGAAGCGAACTCGCGACCATTACAACAGGAAAGACTATCCTCGCAACAGCAAGAGTGGTAGAGTCCTTCCCTTTCGATTTCGCCATCTATGACCTGAACAAGCTACTCGCCAAGCTTTCCCTGTATCGGGACGCTGAGATTGAGTTTGAGCAAGATCGGGTTGTAATCAAGAGCGGTGACGGGCGGCGCACCGACTACATCATCTACTCTTCTCCTAAAGTCATTACTGCGCCGCCTGACAAGAAACTCACTCTGGACGATCCTGAGTATGAGTTTGAACTGACTGCCGAAGACCTCTTGTGGCAGCGTAAGAGCGCCGGTATCTCCGGTTCACCGTACATGGTCTTTCATGGTGACGGTAAGCAAGTCTTCATTCGCTCCACCGACGTTAAGGATGGTTCTTCTGACTTGTCATCTACCGTGATTGGCAAGACTAAGGGCAAGTTCACCTACGTCATCAAGATCGAAAACTGGAAGTTCCTCGACGGCGCATATCGCGTCAAGCTAAAGAAAGGTCTGTCCAAGTTCGAACACACCGAGAAGCCCGTTGAATACTACGTGGCAATCGAAGACTCACTCTCTAGTTACTAATATGTCAAGAGCATCCATACCCCGCAATGACGTGGCTATTATAGCCATCATCCTTCTAATCCTTATCCTGATATTCTGAGGTTGCTATGGCTAATTTCTCACCCACACAGAAGATACAGATCAAGCAGTGTCTTCAAGAGATTTCAAATTCCCTCACGCGCATGGAAGCAGAACGTGAGAACATCCGCGAGATTGTGAACAAGTGCGCCACTGAGTTCGAAATGAACAAGCGCATCACTCGCAAGCTAGCTCGCATCTTCCACAAGCGCAGCATCGAAGAGGAACGCGCAGAGCAGGAAGAAATCAACAACACCTACGATGCGGTGGTGAAGTGACATGCCGTATGAATACTCTCCAAACGCTATCTACTCAGAATCCGCATATCAGGAACATCTTCAAATGAAGAACTCTTATCCTCCGGAACAGGCGTGCGAAGCTTCGCAGGAACCATTCACCAATCAGTTGACCAAACGGCTCTCTGAGGCTGAGAAGTTCATTGCCGAATTGATTCACCGCACAAGCAAGGTATCCGACAAGTTGTTTGGTCCGGAGCCACAGGTTGCCAAGTTGGGCGACGAGCGGTACAATGACGCGAAGGTTCCCATTCAGCGGTCCATGATGGATCAATTGATGGTTCAGACTAATCAGGTTAATCGACGGTTGAGTGAACTGTCTGACATTGTTCGCCGTCTTGAAGCACTATAACGGCTCCCTAGGTTAAGTGGGGTTAAGAGTGTCCTCTCATGAAGAACCGGCGTGACGACACTCCCGTTATCAACGACTATACCTATCATGTATTTGAAGAGATAGAGAAACGTGGACTCCAATTCGCAATCCCTCCCGCATGGCGACCTCTCTACCGCGCATTCCTCAAAGAACGAAAGCGCCGACAAACCAACCCATTTTGGGGAATCGTCGGAGCATTCCGAGAATTTGCGAATAGGTCCGACTCCACACGTTATTCTCAGGACTTCGGAGATAAGAATTCAGCGTCTAGAGAAGAAAGTCCGAAAGCTAATAACACAACGCGACCACTGGAAGAGTGAGTACGATGCTCTTGAGAGAATCGTTCGCATCTATCCGTATATGCGTGAAGATCATACACGATATGAAGAGCGCGTTGACATGCGCCGCCGCCTCAACGAATACAACATTATGGTTCCGTTACTGGTAAGTGAGAATGAAAGACTCAAAGCGCAAGTTGAAGCCCTCCAAAAGATCGCAGATGCTTACCAGTTCCCACACTAAGACTTGTCACAGTCGCACAGCCTATGGTATAATGAGGCGTGGTAAGGTGGTTGGTGGGCTAGCTAATCCAGAACTGTTTTCCTTAGCAGATGCGCAGGAATGGATTCGTGATGTTCCTAAGAACACTAAGATCGTGAAAATTCGTGTGACCCATGAGGTCATTGCGGAGGTTATAGTATGAGTTCATTATGGGTTGAGAAGTATCGTCCGCAGACTATCGAAGAGTGCGCTCTTCCTGATCGTCTGAAAAACGTCTTTCAGGAGTTCGTCAATAAGGGTGAGTTCCCGCACCTGATTCTTGCCGGTACCGCAGGCACCGGCAAGACTACCGTGGCAAAGGCACTCTGCGAACAGTTGGGCATGGACTACCTGTTCCTGAATGGTTCCGACGAATCGGGCATCGACACCTTCCGCATGAAGATCAAAGGCTACGCATCGTCCATGTCTCTCATGGGCGCGAAGAAAGCCATCATCATTGACGAAGCCGACTACCTGAATGCTAACTCCATTCAGCCTGCGTTGCGCTCCGCACTGGAAGAGTTCGAAGACAACTGCCGTTTCATCTTCACTTGTAACTACAAGAATCGTCTGATTGAACCGCTTCACTCGCGTTGTACGGTTGTCGATTACCAGTTGAAGCCAGAAGAGAAGCCGAAGATGGCGCGTGACTTCATGCGCCGCGTGGAGTTCATTCTCAAGCAGGAAGCCGTTGCGTACAGCGCAAAGGTGCTTGCTGAGTTCATCATGAAGCACTTTCCTGACTTCCGGCGCACGATCAACGAGCTACAGACCTACTCTGTATCGCATGGCAATTCGGTGGACGAGGGCATTCTCTCTATCACTAAGGACGTGACGCTGACGGAATTGGTTCGCGCCTTGAAGGATCGCAACTTCCGCGATATGCGGCAGTGGGTGGCTCAGAACGGAAACGAAGATGCGACTCGTCTGTACCGTAAGATCTATGACCACCTGTACGAGATTCTCAAGAAGGAATCCATTCCGCCTGCGGTCATCATTCTTGCGAAGTACCAGTATCAGGCGGCATTCGTCGCGGATCAGGAATTGAACCTGACGGCGTGCCTCACGGAACTCATGGCGGATTGTGAGTTTGCGTAATGCCGCGTAAGGTATCTGTTCCCAAGCATCTTAAGCCAGAGTACAAGGACGAAGAATTTTGGCTTCCTATGCGGCGTTGGGGCATTACCATTGATAGATACACGGTGTCCAACCATGGTCGAATCATGGATAACAAGAGCGGAAGATTCGTACCTCAAGGTGCTAGGCTGCGTGGTCAGGGTGAAAGGTACAAGGATTATACGGTTGCCCTTTATGTGCCGCATGGCATCTTCGACACGTTCAACAACGGCTACAAGTATAAGCAAGCCGCGAGTGGAATGGATAAGATAACGATAGCCGCGCACCGTCTTGTGCTAGAAACTTTTCAACCTTTAGAGATACACTATCGGGCGCATCTAAGACCAGAAATGGCAGACGATCTTGAGAAGATCATTCAGGTATTATCTCCTGAAAGACTTCAAGTGTGGATGAACGAAACGTTCGTAGTGGATCACCGCAATTCGAATGTCTTCGACAACCATGTTAACAACTTGCGATGGGTTACTTCATCTGACAACCAACCACACCGCAAAGCACACGCATTGAATTTGGAGATTGATTCTCATGGCAGACCTGTTCAAAGAGATACTACCGTCCATTCTCACGTCGAAAGTACCCTGCCTCTATACTGAGCAGGACGAGCGGCAGTATCCCGCGTTCGTGGTGAACCGCGCCTTGTCGCAGTTTCCGGACACGGTATTCTTTGCCAATGCCATCAACTACTACCCTAATCTGGATAACAAACTCAAATACGACTTTCTGCTAAATACTGTTAAGCCTTATCGTCGCCCGTTCTCTAAGTGGGCGAAGAGGGTCGAGACAGTTGATTTGGCAGTTGTAAAAGAATACTATGGTTATTCCGATGCGAAGGCAATGGAAGCCCTCTCTATTCTCACCCCTGCTCAGATTAACTCAATGAAACGAGAATTAGAAAAAGGTGAGTAATTATGAGCATCGAAAAGCTTGTTGAAGTCCTTCTCGCTGAGAAGAATGACTTCCTTAAAGTCCGTGAAACCCTGACCCGTATTGGGGTGGCGGCAAAGAACCAAAACGTCCTTTACCAATCCTGTCATATTCTTCACAAGCAAGGTCGATATTACATCGTCCACTTCAAGGAACTGTTTGAACTGGACGGAAAGCCTGCCAACATTTCTGAGAACGACATTGCTCGCCGGAATACGATTGCGAACTTGATGGCAGAATGGGGACTCTGTAAGCTCGTAGACGCAGCTAAGTCAGCAGAACCTCTTGCGCCTCTTAGCCAAATTAAGATCCTTCCCCACAAGGATAAGGCGGATTGGCAGCTAGTCGCTAAGTACAACATTGGAAAGAAGAAACTGCCCGAAACAACTTGAGTGAGGTATTTGTTATGAAGTCAGTGGTCATTCAGTTATTCCGATACTCAGACGAGGTTCCTGTGCCTGCCTATGGCACATCCTACTCCGCGTGCTTTGACCTGTCCTTTCAACCTGTGGGGCGGTTCTCCATTCAGGGCTATGACAAGTATAACAAACCCTGTGATCGCATGTGCTATTCCGGCAAGGTAGATATTGAGCCACAGGATCGCATTCTAGTGCCTACGGGTCTGATCATGAAGATCAAGGGCAACTCCATGGGCGACGATCTTCTGTCTTCCTATTCCATTCGCCTACACGCACGATCCGGCATGTCACTCAAGCAGGGGTTGGTCTTGGCTAACGCCGAAGGCGTGATTGACGTAGACTACCAGAAGGAAATCTTCGTTATGCTCACCAACATTAGTGCGATACCTGTGACCGTCAATACGGGTGATCGTATTGCGCAAGCCGAAGTGGTGCGTCAGTGTCCCGTCTATTTTGAAATAGCGAAAGAACATCCTAAGCCTTATTCTGAGCGGGACGGTGGCTTCGGCAGCACCGGACATAATTGATTCCTCTAATCCTGTTCTACATCCTTGTGGTGTTGAACATGATAGACGCTACACTGACTGCGATGATCGTGACCAATAGTGGTTACGCAGCCGAATTGAATCCGGTCATGCGGACGGTATTGGAATCCTTCGGCATAGTCGGAATGTATGGGTTCAAGTTAATTACACTTTTGATTTTGGGTATTGCACTATGGTTACAGAATAATCCACGTTCAGCCAATAGGATTCTAATTGCGCTTAATGTAGGCTTTCTGTTTGTGATCGGATGGACTTCACATTGGTTTGGATAGGAGTGTCCGATGAAATTTCTACTAGCAGTGTTGGCGCTTGCCGCCTATCTCTTATTGGTATATTACGTAGCCAAGTTCGTCGGGTTCAATGAACTAGAAGACGATTGATTAGTTCAATTCAAGTGTGATATACTTGAATCTGGCTCTTGGAGTTATATTATGAATTGGGATGAGTTATTCATCAAGATGGCGTTTCTCGTTTCCGAGAAATCCAAAGACCCCTCAACCAAAGTAGGCTGCGTACTTGTCTCCAAGGACAATGCGGTGCTTGCCACCGGATTCAATGGCTTCCCTCGCGGCGTGAAAGAGGAAGAGTCTTACATGGAACAGGTACAGGACTACCCTGCGTTCTATCCCGAGAAGCGACTCATCGTGGATCGTTGGGCGCGTCCCGCGAAGTATTCGTGGATCGAACACGCGGAGCGCAATGCCATCTACAACGCAGCACGCGCAGGCGTAAAGATTGCGGGAGCAAAGGCTTACCTCAATTGGGAACCGCAGCCATGCGCCGATTGCTGCCGTGGACTCATTCAAGCAGGCATCGTGGAAATCATTGGTCCCGACATTCCGTTCAAGGGTGTCGGCACCGGACAGCACTATCACATTGACTACGCCAAGGTCATGTGCGAGGAAGCAGGCGTGCTACAGCGCAGCGTGCCGTGGAGTAAGGAATGATTCTCTTCAAGAAAGTCTATGACGACGAATCCCTCTACGACCTCTCGCGGGACGTAGAAGAGTCGCTCGACGGCGGCTACAACTCACTGGTGGAAAACATTCCCTACGCGGAAGATGGCTTTCGCCGTGGCAAATTCACTGTAACGATTGAATGGGAAGATGAAGAGTGATCAGCACTATCTATCTCGACATGGACGATGTTCTCACGGACTTCTCCAACACCTATCACAAGGTCATTCAGATTGATCCACGCACGATTCAGCCGGATCAGTGGGAAGAGCATTGGGAGAAATGGGTCAAGGGCAGGCACTTTGTCACTCAGCCGATGCTTCCCGGTGCGAATCAGTTGCTAGGTTACGTGGCGGCACTAGGAGTCAAGACCGAGATTCTATCCTCAACCGGAGGTCCGGACTTCTTCGATGAAATCGTCGCGCAGAAGAAAGAGTGGCTAGACCGTTGGGGAATCAACTATCATGCGAACTTCTGTCCCGGCAAGAAGTTCAAGAGCGAATTCGCGACACCGCACCGACTCCTGATTGACGACCAGAAGGGTATCATTCAGAAGTTCTGCGATGCCGGTGGCTACGGCATCTGTCATGAAGGTGACATGAACAACACCATCGAACGTCTTCATACATTGGTCAACCTGTTAGGATACAAGAAGTATGTCGCGCCCAAGGATTAGAGGATACCTTTATCAGATCGTGGAAATGTTCCCGGCTGAAGACGGTGAGGCTATTCGCGAACTCCATGTCTATGACAATCTGGAAGACGCGGAGAAGGTCATCGAAGTTCTAGAATCGGTGAACTACAACTTCACCTGTTACGCACTGCTGATGCGTCCGGTGTGGGAAGACACACCACCAAAGCCTGTCCAGTTAGACATGGTGGGTTGGGATGCCAACGGGAGTCCGTCCTTTTGAAAATTGCGTTCTACATTCAAACCCTGAATTGTAGAGGTACCGCGCAGTCGCTTTTAGACTATGCGCGATACAATCGGGAGATTCTTGGCAACGAAAGCGTGATCGTTCAGAGTGCGCACACTGACGATGATATGGTCAGAGCAGTGGCGAAAGAATTTAAGGTTCGTACCATTCCTTCGATTGCTGCGATGAATCAGTTTGCGTCTGACTTTGACGTATTTTATGCGGCAAAGGCAGGAGTAAAGGAACCACCGTATATCGACACCACAAAGCATATTGTTCATGCGGTGTTCCAGTTCTACGATCCTCATGGTGATGTTTACGCTTACATTTCGGAATGGCTTTCGGATTGGATGGTAGCTTGCGGTTATCCGCGTCAACCTTGGGTTCCGCTCATGGTGAATCTACCGAAGCCGAATCCGGAAGCGGCTGCGATAGTCAGGAGCAATCTAGGCATATCTAAGGATCAGTACATCTACGGACGTTTGGGCGCACTGGAAACTTTTGATCTTCCGTTCGTTCAACAGGCAGTCATTGACACAGTGAACGCTCGCGACGATATCGTATTCGTCTTTCCTAATACCAAGACGTTCTATGAACACAAGAACATCATTCACACGCCACAGATTATAGATCGACAGATGAAGTCTGACTACATCGAAATGTGCGATGCGATGATTAACGGGCGCGAACAGGGTGAATCCTTTGGGCTAGCGAATGCCGAGTTCCTGTCTCTCGGAAAGCCAGTGTTGGCATGGGAAGAGGGTAAAGATCGAAACCACATTCGAATGCTTCAACCGTTTGGCACACTCTACAATGAGAGCAACGTATTGAAGATGATACAGAACCTAGATAGACCTAGGATGAACTATGCTGCGGCTGTCGCAGAGTATTCGCCAGAGAAGGTCATGCGCAAATTTGAAGAGGTATTTCTCAAATGAAGATTTACATTGGTCCCTATACTCACCACTGGACTACTCAGAGCGCGGACCTCTGGTGGTATAAGTGGCGTTACGACAAGTATGATTGGGAAGTCGAAGAGGAAAATCGTGACCTGTGGGATCATGCGTATGAAACTGCTGCGGGACTCTGGCGTGTAGTTGTCTGCCGTCCTGTTAACTGGATCAAGAACAAGATTCCACGCACTAAGATCATTAAGCTCGACAACTACGATACGTGGTCCGTTGATCATACGCTCGCACTGATCGCATATCCTCTTCTCAAGCAGCTACAGGCTTCGAAGCACGGCGCACCTTGTACCGACGATGAAGATGCTCCTGAACATCTGCGTTCCACTGCGGCACCCAAAGTCGAAGAATGGGAAACCGATGAACTCCACTTCAAGCGTTGGGATTGGATCATGAACGAAATGGTCTGGACGTTCGAACAACTCGCATCCGAAGATGATGAACAACAGTTCTATCATGATGGTAAGAAGGAAGACAAGGTACCGGAAGGATGGGTTTGGATTGGCGGATTCGGTGACATGCGCGGATTTTGGGTTGACCGTCCCGGCGAGGAAGCCCACCACAAGCGCATTTCCAACGGTCTGAGGCTCTTCGGACGCTATTATCGTGCCTTATGGGACTGACCCTAGGCTACCCTACCGGCTACCCTGTACTACGCTCAAATCGCGTCCTATTGCGTCCTACGGGACGCTCGTAAGTCCTTGATTCTATTGGACTTATAGCCTTAATATTAGAGATTTGTAAGTCATTGATATCCTTAGAG